GCAGTTCCAGAAGTAGTTGAGTAAGAGGCTGTTCCTGAAGTAGTTGAATAAGTTGCAGTCGAGGCATTAGTTGCAACAGCAACAGTTCCAGAAGTAAAATCGCTAACTTGAGACTTAGTTATAGAACCTGAAAGGCTTACAGCAGTTCCAGCATTCAAAGCCGAACCAGAGCTAGTCGAATACACTGCTGTTCCAGACTGTTGAGCAGTTCCAGCCGAAGCAACAGTTCCCGAAGTAAAATCGCTCACCTGAGACTTAGTAATACTTAATGCAGTCTGATCTAAACCTAGAATTGCTGAACTAGATGTTCCTGTGTTAGTTATTGGGGCAGTAACAGAGATAACACCTGAAGGGCCTGTCGCACCTGTCGCACCTTGAACACCTGTAGCACCTGTAGCACCTGTTTGACCTGCAGGAATACCAAAGTTGAAGATGGCTGCCGAACTCGTCCCAGTATTAGATACAGTCGGAATCGCAGTCGAAGCAAGAACCGAAGCAGTTCCCGCAGTAATTGTTGCAGCTGTACCCGTAGCACCTGTGGCACCTGTAGCACCCGTATCGCCTTTAGCACCTGGAATACCTTGCAAACCAACAGTTGAAGTTGAGATAGTGGTAGGAGTTTCAGTGATAGCGACTGCCACGCTTTGTTGAGAGACAGTTACAGCAGTAGTTGATTCGGTAACTGAAACAGTTACATCACTCATCTAGTAACATTCCCAACAACAGTAAAAGCACCCTGCAAAAGGCGAGTAACTGAACCCGAACCAGCAATAAGTTCTAAATCATAAGCATAAGAACCAGCAGAAATTGCACTTGATTGAGCAGAAGTAATTGCGACAGCAACAGTTCCAGCAGTGCCACCCAAAGTAATACCGGCACTAGAAGTCAGAGAGAGAAGGTAAGCAGTTGAATCGGCTGCTTCACGCACCTGCATAGCAGCAGTATAACCAGTTAGGTTCAAAGCTGTCCCTGATTGAGAAATAGTAAAAGTTCTATCCCAATCTGCACCCTGATAGGCAGTAATGTTATAGGTTCCTGGGTTAATCATTTCAATCCTTTACTAATCAAATAAACAGCAACAGAAGTAACAATCGCAGTAATCAAAGCAGGTATCCAGGCACTCCGGTTTATCTGCTTCTCTAAATCCCTAATCCTTGTTTCGTGATCTTGAGAGGCCTGCAAAATTTGAATAGAGTTAGCCTTCAGTATTTCGATGTCTCGAACAATCTGCAAAAGTAATTCTTGATTAGTGACTTTAGGTTCAGGCATCAGCAGTCATCTCCACACCACATAAACCACACCAAATTGGAGCTTGGTCGGCAGGAATCTCAATATTCTGTAAATGTTGCTGACAATCCAAAGTCTTACATGTAAGCATTTATCTATCCTTATCCCGCAGCTGTTCCTGAAGTCATTTGAACAGCAAAGCCTGAAACAGTAAAAGAAGCACCCGAACTAGAATTACCATTATTAAACAAACCCACAGTAACCGAGGCAGTTCCGACAGCCGAAATATATGGAGTAATAACTGCCGAAGTAGTATTTACAACACAAATAGGGGCTACCTGAAATCTGTTAGCTGGCAAAGTTATGATAATTGTAGTTCCAGCATTAGAAGCAATCGCACCACCAGAATAAGTTGCCGAAAACGCCGCAGTATTGAGAGGCAAATCCATAAGTGAATTGTTTAAATCTGAGGCTGTGAAAACATCCCCAATAGACCAAGTTTTAAATGCAGCCATAATTATCTCCTAAAACCCTAGTTTACTAGCCCAAAGTAGAAGTGTCTAAAATGGCTAAATAATTGCTATCCAAGCGTATCGGCAATCTATCTAAACTAGACAATTTGAAAGTTATATGAGTTCTTTCAACATCTCCATTATGAGTAATAGCCAAAATTTGATAATACTTACCTATAACCGAACCCATAGCCGAAGGTTGAAAATAGACTCGAACAATGTCTCGCAATTCTAAAGCCAAAACTTTATTCTGATCACTAGAAGATAAAGTCTCTAAAGCAACAGTAATCTCTTGAGCTCTATATTCTGGAAGTCTCCATTCGGCTAGGAAACTATTAGCCAAATCTTGTGGCCTTGTCAAAGAAGTAGTCAAATTATCTGATTGAGTCCAAGATCTAAGCCCATAGCGAGAAATAAGAGCAGTATCGGAAGCAGTGGCAGTAGCATTCACTCCAACCACTTGAATCTTGTTATACATTTGCTCGCCACCATAAGTCAAAGCTAAATCCATGAAAGGCAAAGCAGTTCCATTACCATAAGCAGTTCCCTGAGAGTTAGCGTCAGCAAAAGAGAGAACAGTAGCCGGTGAAACGGTTGAAGCAGTTGATACAACTAAACCAGAATAAGAGGCATAAGGAGTTCCAGACCAAGCATTACGATAAGCAGTTGCAGCTGAAGATAGGTATGTGTTCCAGTTGCCATCAAAATAGTTGCCATCATAGGTTCCAGCATCTTCTACCTGCCAACCATTTCCATAAAAGTCATAGGTTATCGCTGTTCCAGGGGCAGAGATAGATAAGTCAAATCCTGCGACTTGAGCAGTACCCGAATAAGTTGCTGTTCCAGTCATTTGAACCCAAGTAGCCGAAGAAGCTGTCGAAGCAAATTCACCTGCAGAAACAGCAAGCAAACCTGCAGAAGAATCTAGAAGCCCTAAACTTCCTGTTACACCTGCCCCAGTCAAACCTGCTCCACGCAACCAAACCGAATAAACATAACTAGACACAGTTCCAGAAGGGTTTATCTTAGGTTGATTGACTTCCTGATAATAAAAGGTTCGTAAAGTACCTGAATCAACATCGGCTCGGTTTACAGTCCCACCAAAGATAGGAGCGTAAAAGGTAGATGATCTACCACCAAGAACCCAGCCATTACCTAAACCAGTTCCACCAACATAAGGAACAATAGTGGTATCAAAAGTGGCGGTAGCAGGATAAGCAATAAGGTTATTGCGAATAGTGTTCGACCAAACATAATCAGTAAAACTTCTATCCTTCATAACCATTACAGCCGAAGCGTTACTAAACAAATCCGCAGGTTCAGTTCGAGCAACATTCTGAATATAAGACAAAACATTATCACCAGCATTGTGAGAATCAGCACCCAGAATAGTCTTACCAAAATTGACACCAGAATACTCTGAAGCATCAAAACCATAAGTATTTAAAACATCTTTAACTCTTGCCCCAGTATCCTCAACAACACCCTCAACAGAATCAACGAAAGTAGCGTTAGAAACTCTAAACATTTCATCTAACGCACTAACAGTCGCATTACCATCTAAACCAGCCTGATCATAAGTGAAATCCCATGACTGAATAAAACCTGTGAAGATTCGCACGCTATTAGCGGAGACTCTAATTCTTCCTCCAGGTTGCACCATCGTATAACCACCAGCACCATACCAAAGAATAGAACTCGTATTTGTTGGGTCAAAAGTGCGGTCATTATTAGTAAAAGAAACAGACAAAGTTCCAGCTGAATAATCATCTAAAGCTCTAGAAATACCCTTATTTATAGACACATTTCCGGCATAAGAAGTCACATCAACATAACTACTCGAACCAAACTGTATTTCAACCAGATAAGTAGGTAGGGTCATTATTTCTTAGTTCCAGGGAATAAGGAGGCAGGTAATTTGCCATTAGTTTTTACATACTTACCCAAAGCATCAACAGTTGCCTTTGGATCAGCAGACTGCACATTGATTGTGATGTTATTTGTTGTAATTGGATTCTGAGCAGGTTTAGCACCAAAGATGTTTGGATTCACATAACCATAAGGTTGTCCAGTTTTAGGATCAATCTTTTTACGAGCATCAATCTGCCCCTGAGTAGGCAACATAGCATCGCCAGAAGTCGTCAAGATAGCTGCAATAGTTCCAACAACTGGAGCCGCAGTCAATTTAGTCAATAAACCCTTACCCTTACCACCTGGAATAATGTTTGCACCACCATTACCGCCAACACCAGTACCTCGCAAAGCCTGAATAGCTGCAACCAAACCAACCAAAGACTTACCGGCAGAAGAAAGAACCATAATCGCCTTGAATGCAATCAAAGCAGGCAACATCTTTACTAATGAACCAGCAATATTGCCG